GAGTTTGAAGAACTCTGTAAAATACTGGAGATAGAGTATTATAGATACTATACAGGGACAGACTCTACAGATGAATGACATAACCTTATTCGTATATTTCATATGCTTCGCAGCAGTGCTAGGAGCATCTTTTGCGTTTATGTGGCGAAGCATGGCATCTGTACTCATGACACTTGACACAAAACCTAAAACATCTTATAATATACACCCAGAGATGAAGGACGTTGAGGATGGAGACGAGTTGATTGTCTTTACACCTTACATTGAAGAAGAAAATGATTAAGTGGATAGGATTATCATTGGGAGTACTCGTAGGAGTCTCTCATATTGCTATGATCGGAATGATCTCACAGCATAAAGAAGAGAAGGGTTTACCTCAGATTAGTATACCAGAGGGTGATTACGGTTCTTTCCAAGCGGAAGTAAATGAAGACAGTTATAGGATAGCATGGAAAGCAAATGATCCTAAGACTGCTTACATCACTAAGGACATTAAAGAGAAGGCAGGATTCCTCGGATTAGCAAATAACACTACTAAGGTAGTTGAAGAGTACTTCATGGATGGTAAGACCAACCAAGGTGGAGCAGTAAGTAACAAGAGAAGTTGGTTAGCACCTTACCAAGAGTTTACTGACAGCAATCCCGAACTCTCAGACAAAGATTTAGCATGTATTAAAGCAGTAGGTAGTGCTGAAGGTACAGGGAGATTAGTCGGAACTAGCGTTGGAGCAGCAGCAGCACCCGCAGTTAGCAGTATACCCTTCGTTGGTTGGGTAGCAGCAGGGTGGATAGCAATGTTTGGTGGAGAACAGGGAGCAGAGATAGGTGGAAACATGGCAGAGGATATGAATAAGAACTGTTAATGTGGAGAATTTGGGCAAAAGCACTCGGAGACAAGTCTGGAAAGTCGAATCGAGAGGCAGATATCATAGCGGGGATACGTACTTTCATCTTTATACAACTTATAGTGACCAACTGCTTCATCGTAGCGGGTAACATTAGGCACTGGAACGATGCTCACATGGACAAATCCTTAAGCAACCCTAAAGAATTTGTGAATTTGTGTTGACTCGGTGACAATATGTGTTATAATTAGAAGGAAGACAACTAGCTAGAGGGTATGAAGTACATTCTTTACGACGATAGATCCCAATTTATCGGTAAATTCCATTCAGTTTACGAACTAAGGAAATTTTTATGTGATCGTAAGTATCAAATTGACTGCGATAGAGATATATCATGTACTTTTGACTACATTAAGTCTATCAAATGGTTTTTTGATATAGAAGAATGACTCAGCAAGAGATATCTGACGTTTTCTATGCTCTCAAATCACAAATTGAAGCATTAGAGACCCGCCTTAATAGTATGGAGCTTCTTATGAAGCGTCCAAATAAGGAAAATTATGAAAAATTAGTAGACGTAGTACTCGAACATGACGAAAAACTCAACAAACTTGATCGACTCTAAGATTTATCACATCTATTGGGAAGATAGATGTATAATGAGAGCATTAGACGAAGATACTTTCCAAGAAACTTGGCAAAATCTGATGTGGACTTATAATACGGAACTAAATTATGTCGAAATTACCGTTAATGAGGACGGAGATCTCGCAATTACCGAAAGTTCATACTGAAAACCAAAAAATCGCGTCGTTGCATCCGCACGACGAACTAAATAATTGAAAAAAGACCTATGGAAGCAGAATTTCTATTACTTGAAGGAGAATTTACGATCCGTCAGGGCACAGAGTTGATAGATTATACTAGAATCTCCGATATTCCCGAAAAATTTGACCATGTAATTAAATTTTGTCCCAAAAACCCCGAAGAACCGCATGATGTTAGTGATCATGTCCATATGAGCAAGTTTACAGACTACCTACATATGTTACAAGCAAGAGAACAGAAGTAAATGCCCGCAGTAACCCGAAAAGGAGACGCAGACGTAGCTCATTGTACTGGTATGACCAGAAGTGGGGCATCATCTAACGTCTTTGTTAATGGAATTGGTATCTCTCGACAGGGAGACAACAATACAACGCACCTACTACCAGGTGACCCATGCCCTCCACACTCAGCAGCGATTGCTTCTGGGAGTAGCACCGTATTTGTAAACGGTAAAGGATGTGGTAGAGTAGGTGATGCGACATGTACATCAGTCGCAGCAGGATCACCAAACGTATTCGCAGGATAAAATTATGGCAATGACATGGAACACTGGAAACAGTATTGAATCGAAACCAAAGAAAACAGCACAAGGTCGTGGTCAACACACGAAGTATAGTGCCACATCAAGAAACGCTAAGAAGAAGAGGTACCGTGGGCAAGGCAAATAGAATTAAAGACGGTGGAAGGAACGCAAATATCCCTGTAGACATGTCAGATCACTTCTATGATCATGGTAATGAGCATTGTAGATACCTAATTACTGATCCACGTAGTGATAGACAAGGGAAGAAGAGAAAACCTTTTGAAAAACGTGTCTAAATAACTCTTGAGGCAATATACATTGTTATATGACGAGTTCGGGTGCTCTACCCAGTCGTGCGTTTAGGGATTTTGACTTATCTTTTAGAAAGAATCCGATAACTGGCGACGTTAATACTTTAAAGAACGAGAATGCTATCAAGGAAGCTGTAAAGAACATTGTTCGATACAACTTTTACGAGAAACCATTCTTGCCGAATTACGGTGGCAACATAACTGGAGCATTGTTTGAACTATTTGATGCAGGCCAATCATCTCTTATCGAAGAACAGATAAAGAACATAATCAATCTATACGAACCACGTGTTGTATGCTATAGAGTGATTAGTAGATTCAATGAAAGAGACAATGACTTACAGGTTGAGATATATTACCTAATCACAGGTCTACCTAATGTGATCGACAACTTAGAAGTTATACTGAAGCGATAATGGCACTTACCAAAGTCAACTCGTTAGAATTTAACGAGATTAAAGCACAACTCAAAGCATATTTAAAAGGACAGTCGGAATTTAGCGACTATGACTTTGAAGGATCCTCTCTGTCCACACTATTAGACGTACTTGCTTATAACTCATACTATTCTTCTGTCAATGCTAACCTAGCAATCAATGAGAACTTCTTAGACACTGCAGTTTTAAGAGAAAACGTAGTAAAGTTAGCTAAACTAATAGGATATACCCCAAGGAGTGCTAGAAGTGCCCGTGCGACCTTTACAGTGGTGGTACAGACGATATATGGCACAGGGTCTAATGGTAGAGGGTACCCAGAATCAGTACAAATCAACAAAGGAGTATTTACATCCTTTACAGGGGAAGGTGGAACTAACTATATCTTCTCTATACCTAAAGATTTAATTGTATCTGTTAATACACTAGATGGTAAAGCAACATTTAATGATGTATTAGCATACGAAGGAATATTCATCACTGATACTTTCGTTAAGACGGAATCAGAAAGACAAAGGTTCGTACTAGGCAACCTCAACGCTGATACGTCAGCTATGACAGTCGAGGTGTCACGTGGAACTATCACTGATGCATATTTACAAGCAACAGACATAACAAGTGTAAGCAATATTAGTAAAGTCTTCTTCTTAGAGGAGTCAGAGAGCAAAAAGCAAGAGCTAGTGTTCGGTGATGGTATCCTAGGTGAAGCATTAGTCAACGGTGACGTAATAGAAGCAAGATACCCAACATCTATAGGTGCTGCACCCAATGGATTGACTGGTTTCTCTTTTGCGGGCACAGTTAAGGACTCCCGTAACGCTCCTATCACTTCAGGTATCTCATTAACACTGGATATACCCCCTGATGGCGGTGCACAACCAGAAACCATTGATAGCATCAAGTATGCTGCACCTAAGTTCTATAGTAGCTTCGGTAGAGCAGTGACTACTAAGGATTATGAGGTAATCATCCCTCAGATCTATCCTAACGTCCAATCTATTGTCGCTTTTGGTGGTGAGGAAGCAGATCCCCCTGAATACGGTAAAGTTATTGTTGTAATCAAACCCAAGAACGCAGATCGTCTGTCTATATCAGAAAAAGATGCAGTAGCAAAGAAAATCCGTTCTTATTCTGTAGGAGCAGTGGAACCTAAGATCATGGATCCATCAGTTGTCTACATTGACTTAGCAACTTACGTTTATTTCAACCCAAATAATACAAGAAGGTCTCAAGAGGATATTAAACAGATTATCTACAGAACTTTGGAGACAGTTAACTCTTCTGCCGAGTTTAACAAGTTTGGTGGTAAGTTCAAATACTCTAAAGTCGGAAAAGTGATTGATGAGGCAGAACCATCTATCACATCCAACATTACAAAAGTGAAAATGCGTAAAAACGTAACTATTTCACTAAATCAGAGATTTAACTACAAAATTTGCTTCGGTAACAGAATAAACGCACAGTTGGAGTCACCAACTCTAGAAACTAATGGTTTCAAACGTGCGGATGGTGGAAACCAAGTGTATTACCTCAATGACGATGGATTAGGAACAATCCGTCTCTATTATGTGACACAGGATGGTTCAAAACAGTACATTGGTGGAAACTGGGGAAATATTGATTATCACATGGGAGAAGTGACGATCAATGACCTTGTTATCACTGAAGTAGTTAATTCTGCCGACAACTTAATCCAATTCTCCGTGACTCCTGAATCTAATGACATTGTTTCTCTCAGAGAGACCTATTTGACATTGGGTATAGATAATCTAGTTGTTAATGTAATTGATGATGAAATTTCTAGCGGTAGTAATACCTCTGGAACAGGTGTAGTACCAGAATCAAGTTATAGTTAGTAATGCCAGCTGAGCAGTCGTCGTGGAAAGTTGCGTCGTGGGTCACACCTCAAACTGAGGTTACAGTAGACCCGATTGATGCATCGGTTTCGCCAGAATCAAGAACTAAGATCTCGGATAGACTAGAGGAACAGATACCTCAGTTTATTAGGGATGATTATCCTGACTTCATACAATTTATCAAGTATTACTATCAAGCACTGGAGTTGAAAGGTAACCCAGTTGATATAATACAGAACCTAGATGAATATTATAACATAGACCGCCTAAACGACCTCGTAGAGTCGACTACAGCGTCCTCTGGGATCACTATTGACTCAACAGTCATTGACGTAGGAAATACTAGAGATTTTCCAAAAGAAGGTCTCTTAATGATAGACGAAGAAATCATATACTATAAGAGTAAGGGACAAACACAATTTATTGACTGCGTTAGAGGTTTTCATGCCACTACCAAGGTAGGTACACTCAAAGAGTACACCTTTAGTGAGTCGACACCTGCAACCCACGAGTTTGGGTCGACAGTTGTTAACCTAAACAACCTTTTACCTCTATTCTTACTACAGAGGTTCAGAGATCAGTTTGCTGAGTCATTCCCAAGTAAGTTTGCTCCTCAGATACAACAATCAACAGTTACTAAGCGTCTTAAGGACTTTTATGCTTCTAAGGGTACATCAAGGTCATTCAAATACTTGATGAGAGTGCTCTTTGGTGTAGAGGCAGTTATTGAGTACCCCAAAGACAGAATATTCAAACCATCTGATGCATTCTATACTGTAAGAGAGATAATTCGTGCTACAGCGATAAGCGGAAACCCTGTAGAACTTACAGGTGAAGTATTGTTCCAAGAGAACGATCCAAACGATACAAATGTAAACTCCGCACGTATATACGTTAAATCCGTAGTTGAGGTGTTCACCGAAGATGGAAAGATCTATGAGTTGGACGTTGATACGGAAAATGGAGCAGGAAACTTCACAACTCCGTACAAGACGCTCTTATCTGAAGACGTAAGCTCCAACTTGAGCGAAAATGTCGTAACAGTCGACTCTACTATCGGATGGCCAGAAATAAACGGCTCTATTCGTATAGATGACGAGATTATCAACTATACAGACAAAACAGTCACCCAGTTCCTAGGATGTGCCCGTGCGAGGCAGGATACAGTCTCTGCTCCCCATATTGCGGGATCTGAGGTAACTTCTTCCTATGAAATCTTCGGATACAGCAATAGAGACGGATCTAAGATTAGTTTGACCGTATTTGGTGGTACTAGAGGTATAGACATTGTAGATGGGGGAAAATATTACTTACAGGACTCAAAAGTCACCACACCATCAGAACCAGGCTTCGATGCGTTAGATCCTATCTGGAATAGTTTTATATACAACGTTAAGAAGTTATTGAACGGAACATCGCTCACTTTAGACGTTCCATTGAGTGATGGTAGTGTTGTAGCAAATATTACGACTGAGCAAGAGCATGGATTGAGAAGAGAAGACACTGTTGTCATATTGAATGCACCAGAGGACGTATACAACGATACATTCACTGTACTGGGTGTCAGCTCCAATACTACGTTCAGTATCCTGATTCCTAGCACTCCCATCCGTGGAGTAGACGTAGGATTCTTAGTTACACGAGAATTTGCTAAATCTACGTCAACTGATACATCTATACGTCTAGGATTAGAAGATACACCGTCTGATGTACAGAATGTCTATAAATCTACAGAACACGCCATCATAGCGTCACCAGGTGTACCAAGTCATGAAATAGGACCTTTCCACTCGGATGACCTAGATCCTGGCAACCAGAGATACTTAAAACGTATTCCTCTCACTACAATCACCAAATCTATCAAAACTCCGTCTCCTGTGGGTCAAGTTGGTATTGGTGTCAACGGTGTACCGTTTTTCTCATATAAGTCAAACGATACGAAACTATTTGGTGGTGTAAGCTCGATTACTGTTGTAAATGCGGGATCTGGTTACGATATCACTAATCCACCGATTGTAGAGTTTGAACCACTCCACGCAAGAGATACAGCGTTCTTCCTTAACCAAAGAATTAGAAATAGTCTAGGATACAGATATAGAAACTTAGGAAGTGGTAAAACCGCAGAAATAGGTTCAGAACCTACACATACAAGTACTACACCCGCACAGGACGGAGGATGCCTCTGGGAGTTTGAGGGAATCTCTGCTCAGGCAACTGTAAGCGTATCTGGTTCACTATTTGCGGTAAACGTAGATAATGGTGGATCTGGTTACACATCAGCCCCTACAGTTGGTATTGTTGGTGGTGACCCCACAGTTGAGGCATCAGCGACTGCTACAATTACAGCAGGGGAGATAACTGCTATATCAGTGTCCGCATCTGGGTCAGGTTACCAATCTGTACCTACAGTGGTTATATCTGGTGGTGGAGGAGAAGGTGCGTCTGCTTCTGCGGTTGTTCGTGGTGGATTGGAAGCTGAAGGAATAACAATCACAACTGCGGGTACAAACTATAGCGAGAGACCAAATATCACTCTAGTATCTGGATCTGGTGCTGTTGGTTACCCATCTATCGTAAATGGTAGAATTGTATCTATTATTTTGACATTTGGTGGTAGTAACTACTATGGTGCTCCTGATGTCGTTATTAACGGAGATGGAGTCGGTGCTGTTGCATTTGCGACTATAAATTCCGCTACACAGCAAGTTACTAACATTACTGTGACTAATGGTGGTGTTGGTTACACATCTGGTACTACAACTGTCGATATCGTCTATCCTGGCTCTGGAGCAACGTTCCAAGTCGAATTACCAGTATTAACGAAGAACTTAGCCGCTAGTGCGGATGAAGTTGGAGATCCACTCTTTATATCACCAAAACAAGCAGATAGCAATAATGGTATCTCAATGAAGGGTGCTAACTTCGGAATCTACGGTGGAGAGTATGGATACCTCTATAATCCTAAAAAGATGCGTTTCTTACTTGGTGACAACGTAAGTGACACAACATACGCAGAATTAAACCCAACAAGGCATTCCCCAATCATAGGATGGTCATTTGACGGACATCCTATCTACGGACCTTACGCATACACAGATAGAGAGAATAAGAACCCATATAATGAAATAAAGCAAATGATCAGCTCATATCGCATCAGAAATGAAAGAGATGTGTTAGTTGGTAATGATCTAGCACAGATCGACAAGATGGGAACATATATCGAAGATTACGAGTATATCGAAGGATTAGGTGACTTAGATCAGTATAATGGTAGATTCTGTGTTACACCCGAATATCCGCTAGGTGTGTACGCATATTTCTGTGCTTTAGACGGAACTACAGGAAATCCGAAGTTTCCTTACTTTGTAGGTCCTAATTTCTATTCTGAAGCGAATGATATCAACTGGAAGGGAAATGGACTCCAAAGGAACTTTACAGAAGACGCAGTTCGATATAAGCGTCCATATGTTGCTACAGACACCGCATTAGTCAGAAGAAAGAATAAAGGCAACCCAGTCGAGTATATACTTGCTTTAGAAGATTCTACGACTCCTATAGTCCTAGAAGACGATTCTACCTTCATTGGATTCGTAGATGTTGGTATTGGTTACTTTGATTACTTCCCAGTGATCAGAGGTGGATCTGTTGACTCATTATTCGTTGCTGCGACAAATAGGTACTTCTCAAGTGGATTAGACCAGTATTTGATCGAAGGTGCGGGATTCAACTATAAAGTTAACGATAGACTCATATTTGACGAAACAGGCACTGGAGGAAGCGGTGTATCCGCTAGAGTGTCTAAAATCTCTGGAACGGACACTAACTCGATTGCTTTTGGCGTAAACTCGACTACAGACATAATTACAGGAACTATTACTACAGGATCTGCCCATTACTTAAAAATAGGCGATACAGTCGATATTTCTATTGGTGACAATGAATACACCCGTGAATTCGATGTAAAGATTATAAACAACAAATATCACTTTAAATACTTTGATTTGACTAATTTCACGATTAGTTCAAAGGGTAGAATTGTACAGGCGAATTTAACGATTACTGGCGGTACAGGACTTACAAACGGAAGTTATACAAGTATTCCTCTTGTAGGCGGTACAGGGTCAAATGCTTCCGCTAATGTCATTGTAAGTGGTAATACAGTCACATCAGTCTCTATAGTTGGTGAAGGTAAGGAATATAGCGATGGTGACACACTAACTGCTAATATCGCAAATATTGGCGGTACAGGGCAGAACTTCTCTATTGATATCGGTAATGTCAAGAAGACAGGTGGATTAGTTCAGAACCTCTGGACATTCATGTCTGGTAGTGGTGGTACAGCTGGTACATATACTAAGGTTCCATTAGTCAATAGTGCTGCACCCTCTGGTGAGGACGCTGAGTTCACTATTGTTGTTAATGACTCAGGTGAAGTGTCATCCGTTACTCTTACTAAGGAAGGAAAGGGATATTATAATAACGAACAGTTAGATCCTGTTGCTAGTAGTGATATAGGTGGTGTTAATGGATTCTACCTAACACCCAACTCTATTAATCAGGAATTTACTGGTAGAGGCACAGCTGCTCATCAGTTGACTATAGGTGATGAGGTTGTAATTACAGGAACTAACCCATCAGACTATGATGGTACACATACTATCACAGGTATAAGCACAGGTAGAAGATTCCAGTTCAAGAAAGCAGTTGGTATCATCACAGACACTGCTATCACCACAGCATGTGAGGTATATGTTAAAGAACCTAAGATAGATTTGATCAATGGTCATCTATACAAGTTCAAGACATCAGATTCATCTAATAGTGGTAAGAGATTAGAATTTACATTTGATAAGGAGAATACTAACGTATTCACATATAAGAATATTGTTGACTCAGAGAATGACACAGTTACAGGAGAGCAGATATCTATAACCATATCTCTGAATGATGTGCCTGGCACACTATTCTACTTTGACATCAATGGCAATATAGATGGTAGTTACCTAAGCGTAGTTAACGATCCATTCTTAGGAGCAAACACAGTATCAGCGATTCCTACTGTTACTACTATTGAGTTTATCTTAGCAAGAGAACCAGAAAACAATTATACAGCAACTAACCAGATAGCATATTCAACTGATTCAATATTCCCTTCAGGTGGTGTTTCTACTATTAATATTGGTGACCCAGGCAGAAACTATGCTACACTTCCTAAGTTTACAGGTGTAGAGAGGTCAGGTGGTGGTGCTAATGCGATTGCTACTATCTCTGGTAAATTGGAAGACGTAGTTGTTGTTGATGCGGGTATAGGATATAACGGTTCTAACCCTCCTGCTGTTGTCTGCTCAATGCCTGATTTTGTCGACTTAATACTAGACGAGATATTCGGTGACTTCAATGCGGGTGACGTTGTAGCATCTAAGACAATTCTAGACACTGACACTGCTAGAGGTAAAGTAATTAGCTGGGATCCAAATTCATCTACACTTAGAGTACAACCTTTACGTAACAACCTAACAGGTGCTGCTAGTCGTGGTTTCTTGATGTTCACTGTTGGTAATGCTAACAGTAATAAGATATTCGCAGGATCAAACCAAGCAAAGATATCAGGAGTATCAGGTCAGCAAGCAGCTGTTGCTGCTATCGTTCCTTCATCAGGTCCTGAGATAGGAACTATAAGTAACATAGCTATAAATGGAGATGGAGGTAGTAATTACCGTACTGCCCCAGAAATCTTTATTGACGATCCATTCTACGGTGGTGTAGCTACCCTGAGTATTAATAGTCAGAACACATCTGCTAACTTTACACCAGGCACCTACACTGTAGCACAGGAGTCTGTAGCACCTACAGGTGGTAGTGGGGTGTCAATACAACTGATCATCTCTGCTTCAACTCAAGATGTAACCACTGCTAATGTATTAGCTGGTGGAGCAAACTACTCTATTGGTGACCTTATTACTGTTCGTGGTGAGGATATTACAGGTGGTAGTTCAGCTGATAACGTTGTTCTTCAGGTAGAAACTTTAGACTTCGTACGTAAGGCAGTCACTTCTACAACTATTGATGCCTCTATTGATGAGGTTATCGTATTTAACTCTGGTTCAGGTTTCTTATCTGCTCCTGAAGTTCAAATCTCTGGTGGTACAGGTATAGGAGCTGTGCTACGTGCTGAGATCATTGACGAGACTGTTAGTACTATTGTTATCGAGAACGCAGGAACTAGATTCCAGAATCCTCCTATTATTACAGTTAAGCAGGGTACTGGTAATGGTGCTTCCATACTACTCAAGTCTAGTGATCTAGGTAAGATCATCAGTCTTGGTGGAGACAATATCACGTACAACTACAGTCATGATAGAACCCTCAAACCAAGCGTTAATACAAACTATAATCTACAGCTCACAAGAACTCAAATCGTTGACTTCTTCACTGTTACAAACGGGGGTGGATCCTTCGTTACCAAACCAACAATCGAACTTGTTGGTGGAGGTGGAAGCGGTGCAGTTATGGATGCTATTATTGACAACGAAGTTATTCAGGCAATTACAATAGCAAATCCTGGTAAAGGATTCTCTAGCACCCCTGCTGTAAGAGCAAGGATTACACACTCATTCGTTCCACTACAATCTAATAGCACACTTAACTTCCCATACGATACTAAGATCCCTGTAGGTACAGAGATACAGTTAGTAGAGGTTGATGGTACATTACCTTCTCCTCTTGTAGCAAATACAACTTACTATGCTATATCACCTACACTTGCTAATGGTCTTGCTAGTAACCAACTCAAGGTAGCAACAACATTATCAAATGCTTTAGATGGAACAGCAGAAACAATAACATCACAACCCTCTATTGGTGATGGTGGAACAGCAACATTCAATTTAACAACTACAGACCTAGGAGATGAGATCACAGTCACAATGACTCCTGCGTCATTCTCTATTGGAGAGAAACTATATCAAGGTGCATCCACAGCATCATTCTCTGCTCTAGGTACAGTTAAGGCATGGGATCCTAAAGGTAGGATTCTAGCAGTAGAGGTAGAACTAGGAGAGTATGCTCTTAACCAACCAGTCTTCGGTTTACAGTCTAATGCTTTTGGAGAAATACATGACTTTGACAGATCAGTCGCTAACTTTACTGTATCACCTATTGCCACTGCTACTGCTGAGTTTAAGCGTACTACTGGTATACTTGACCTTAACGATCAGCGTCTATATGATAGTGACAGGTACCAAGAGTTCTCATACGTGGTCAACTCGCCAATCAACGTACGGGACTGGAAGAACCAATTTAAGAATTCTGCTCACCCAGCTGGTTTCAAGGTACTAGGTACACAGGTTGTATCACAATCAGCATTTAAGAGATATCAACGTAGATCATATTACAATCCTTCTAACCCAGATACTAATGACTGGTGGGAACAGAGATTTGGTGATGAGAACTCATCATTTAATGGAACAACCTTCTTTGTACCTAAACCATCTGCGTCTAACACAGGTAAGTTAGCACGTATCGAGAACTTTGTACTTGGTAAACCAGATTATACAGCAACAGTCCCAACTAACATTCAAGTCATTGGTAAACAGTTACTAGACGTTAGAAAGATCTTAACTGCTGTTGTTGACAAGTTAGATGCTATTAATCAGAGAACTATTACCTTTGATGGTACAGATAGCAGTGTCGTAAACATATCAAATGAGACTATCACCTTTACTAATCATGGACTTATTAGTAACCAGTCAGTAACTTACACTGTACAGGGTGACAGATACCAAGATGCTCGTAATTTAATACTAAGCAACTTAGACTATATCATTTCTACCACTATTACATGGTTAGAGCAGAGTTATCCTAACTTGACAGATGGAACTAAACCAGATTACAACCCTGAGACGTGTGCTAGAGACTTACGTCTTGTAGTTATCGCATGGTGTAATGATTTACGCTATGGTGGTAACAAGTTCTCTGTAGATGCTGCTGAGTCTTATATTATTGGTGGTACTGTAGTCTATATCGACGGTGAGACAGTTGAGACTATTGCTGCTATTCAATATGCTAGAGATCTTGCCATACAAGCAATTCAAAATTTATTACCTATTACAGATGTCACAATTACACAAGATCCTGGTGGATGTGCCGATGTACAATCAGCAATCACAGTTCTCGCTCAGATTGTATGGGATGCTATTGACAATCCTGGCAACGTACCTACTGCTAACGTCGGCAACTATCCAAATATCAGACTTGGTACGACTCTAACTGGTTTACCAGTAGGTAAGTACTATGTCACACGTGTAGATGACGATAACTTTAAATTATCTACCACAACAGGTGGATCTGTTCATACATTTGTAAGTGCCTTACCACTCACAGGTAGTAATGGATTTACTGGTACACCTTCTGCTGCGACATATAATCCTCAGACTGGTGACTTAGTATTCACAGTCTCTAGTAATACAATGACTACCAGTCATACAATTACATTAGGACTAGGTGCGTTTACCTTTACTTGTGCGGGTGATAACCATGCTACTACTCATGCATATCCACGTTCAACAGACCCTGCCTACAACACACCACTAGCAATTACTGATGTAAGTGGAAATGACGTAACAATCAATGTCGGTATTGCTGATACTACTGTAGACATTACAGCACTATCAACAGATTCACAGCATCAACTAGCAGTTGAGTTTGATGATGAGAACAAGAACTTCCAGTTAAGAACTAGAAGCACAGAAACAACACCTACAAATAAGAATCAGTTGATGGTAACTATCAACGGTATTGTACAGAACCCTGAGTCATATACTCTATCAGGTAGTACAATATCATTCCTTGAACCTCCTATGAGGAACTCAACAGTTATTATCATGTACTTCAAGAGATCTGATATCTCTGGGAACTTCCAGTTGGATCAGTTTGGAGATGTTATCACTGGTCTTAATACAACTGATGGTGTGTACCAAGGCACTGGGTACACAGCTGGTACATACAACGGTATTTCATTCACTAACAAATTATCAGACGGATCGGGGGCAACTGGTAACATAGTTGTAACAAATGTACTTGATAGTGCTACTATTGTTCAGAATAATAAATTTGGTGATGCTAGAACTCTAATTGATAACAACGCAGGTGTCATAGCAGATATTGCTGTGGGACTGATGAACGAGTTTGGCACACCTACAGATAATAAGGTAGCAGATGCATCTAACCTTATCCTAATGAATAAAGATTTCATTGCTAGAGAAGCAGTGGATAGGATGCATGCTGATATACCATATACTATTGCTAATAAGAGACACTTTGATGCCTATAACTTGATTATGGCAAACAAAGACTTTATTGTATGGGAAGCATACTACCTATTCAAGACTGTTGATTATCCTGGCTACACACATGCTCAAGGATACACAGAACAGGATTGTAGAGATGACCTAATGGATATCTTGGAAGCTATTGCTTTCAACTTACTATTTGGTGCTAATAATAAGGTATATGATGCTGCCTACTACTACACATCAGCATATAGTGCGGGTAGTGTAATACAAGGTGAAGAACAGCAGACAATCGCTGCTACTAATCAGATGAAAGGTCTGATGGACAAGATAATTCTAAATGAAACAGTATCAGTCGCAGGAGATCATGGTTATGAACAGTACTTTGAAGATGTTACTTACATATACGACGGGTGTGCTAGTGCTAAGTCCACTATCAGTACGCTTGTTGATATTGTTATTACTGCTATCAATACTGACTTGATGGTACATGTCACTAAGACAGAACCAACACTATTTGTAGAACCAACAGGTAATGACGAAGACTGTGTAGATGATGTAAGAGATGTATTAGAAGCAGTTTCTATCAATGCTAAGTTTGGTGGTAACCATAAGGTATATGATGCTGCCAAGTACTATGTTGATGGTGCACACGTAGCAGGAGAAGAGATTCATACAATTTATGCTTTCAGGGAAGCAGATAAGATTGCTCAACAGGTATTATCAAACGAATCAGTCACTGTGATAGGTGATCATGGTGAGACACAGAAATATGATGGTGGTATTACTAGATCTGACAACCAGTGTGCTAGTGCTAGAGCAACAGTACACACTCTAATGAATATTGGAGAGGTAGCAGTAGATACAAACACTATGAGTGCCTTTACAAGGACTGCTCCTACTGGATTCAACTCACCTGGATTAGGTGATGGACAATGTAAGTCTGATACAAGAGATGTATTGAACGCAGTTGCTACTAACGTGGCATACGGTGGTAACCATACTCTGTATGACACACTGAACATGTACTTCGTAGGTAATCATGTATCAGGAGAGGAAGCAGAGACACTCTATGTGTTTGAAGAAGCACGTC